TTTGTCGGAAATTATGACTGACCCAAAAGGCAAGGATGAAATCTTGTCGGTAGGTGCAAAGACAGCCATCACCAAGATAGCCAAAGAAGTTATCTACGGCTATGACGAACCGTTTTCATCTAAGTACACCGAAAAAGGTTTACGGGTTGAAAACGAATCAATTGATCTGCTTGGCTCTGTGCTGCTCAAGCACTTCGAGAAAAACACGGAGCGCAAAACAAACGACTGGATAACCGGAGAGGCAGACATTGTGACCGAGGATTCCATTATTGACATTAAGTCAAGTTGGAGCCTTGCTACCTTTCCTGTCCTTGCTGAACAAGGTAAAGACAAGGGTTACGAAATGCAATTGCGAGCCTATATGTGGTTGTGGGACAAGCCTAAAGCCTCGATTGCTTATTGCCTGGTCAGCACTCCTGAAGATTTAATGAAATGGGAGGAACAGTCTTTGCATTCTGTCGACCACATCATCCCCGAGTTGCGGGTTACGCTTGTGCACTATGAGCGTGACCGGACAATTGAAGAAAAGATTAAATTTAAGGTAGAAGCCGCAAGGCAATACTTTGAAGAAATCTGCCGAGAAATCGGTAAACAACATGAATTTATTTGAAAGAAACAAATGGCAAAAATAGTTAAAGAAATTTCAGTTGTTACTGGAAAATACAAAAATGCCCAAGGGCAAGAAAAGAACCGTTACACCCGTATCGGCTCAATCATCGACACAAAGAATGGGGAAATGCTCAAAATTGACGTTATGCCTTTAATAGATGGCAGTTGGAATGGATGGGCATACATTAACGACCCAAGGCCAAAAGATGATGGCTTTCCAAAAGACGATGATATAAACTTCTAATGACCTGACCGTCTCTCCTACGGAAACTCGCGGTGCTGGCAGACCATCGTAAATCGGGTCAAGTCTGCTACTTTTTACAGGACAAGACAATGAAACTCTCAGATTTATTTGGTGGTCATCCTTTACGTTTGTTTCCACGAGTACGTGAAGATGACCCAATCACCAGTTATGAAGCAGCCGATGCGGTTGATTTTGCTGGTCAACATTACAACATCATTTTGGGGTGCTTAACAAAGTATGGGCCGCTTGGAAAAGACGGAATTGCTAACAAGACAAATCTGGAAGGCAACCAGATTGCAAGGCGGCTTTCTGAAATGCAGAAACTGCACTTTATAGAGCCTACGGGCCAAACCGTAAAATCAAACGCTGGACGCTCTGAACGAGAATGGCGCTTAAAAAAATAATAAGTCTTGCAACTGTCATTTTTGCTGTTTAGTATAGCAATTGCGGCGATTTTGCTGCGTTAGGAGCAAGCAATGTTTAAATTTGAAATGAGTTTGGGTTGGTTGGGCAACAGCAAAATGACTGTTGAAACAAATGACTTTGACATTATCGAAGTGTTAAAGGAATTTGTTGAATTCCAAGAAGAAGCTGGCTGGATTGGTAACTGGGATGAAGTTGAAGTTACGGAAGACGAAGAAGAAGGCGAAGAAGAAGTTGCTGAAGAAGTTACTGAATAACTTTAATCACACGGCCTCGGAATTCAATGGAGTCGTGGCTGTGTGTCGTTACCAACTCAGGCAACAACAGTTTGCCATTCACAAACGTAAGAACGGCAAAGCCAGACCGCCAGTTAAGTGGGCCGTGCTCGGTATAGTCTTCAAATTGTGGCCCGTAGGGTTCTGCCAAAGTACCCGTATCAATCCCGTATCGCACCCCGTTGTAGTCACTAAATGGCGTAACTTTTAAGCTATGCAAATGACCAGTAACAATGTTTTTTCCCGACCAAATAGCATTGTTGTGGGTAGCGTGGATACCCCCTTTGAAACGGTGCTTGATAACCGTACCCTCATTAATCCAAACTGCCCAACATGGTTCCCATGCAAAAAAATGGTCTTGAAGACTAAACCCTTTTACGTGTTCATATTGCGGTGCATTGGCTGCCAAAAACGTCTCAAATCTTGCGTCATGATTACCCAAAGGCCAGATTAGTTTGACGTTGTGACGAGCCTCTTTAGCCGCTTCTTCAATGTATCCCATAGAAATAGTACAGGCTTTTAACTCTTCCATGACTGAAGGTGCTTTAGCCCATCCAATGCGAGGATGGCGAGAAATACCTGCCCCATCAAAAATATCCCCGTTTGCAATCACAGCATTTGGTTTAAGTTCTCTAATTGCCCACAAAAGACCTTTAAAAGCTGTTGAATAAATCCCTGGCCAAAAATGAGCATCACTAAACACAATTACTGTTGCGTTAAGCATCCCAAGGTCTTTTTTAGCTGGATGAATGTGTGCAGTTTGAAGATGCTCATATTGTTTGGTGGCTTGAGGCGCTTTAATTTCTATTTTGTTTCTTTGCTCAATTCGTCTGCGTCTTTTGTGCAGCGCAGACAAATCTACCCCAAGGCTGATACTGGCTTGGCGTATTGATGCGCTATTTTCAATCGCACTGATAATTTCATGATCGGTGTGTTTTGTTATTGGCATTACAATTTCCTACGCCAGTACAGCGTGTTTTTAAAGCCCCAAGGCTTTGTCGGTTGATATAGCTTAAAACCTGTAGCAATCAGACTATTGGATGATGCTGGATTGTCTGTTGTATCCGTTATGACCCATTTCCACCCAAGAGCTTTTGCTTGTCTAAGTCGGACATGAATAAATTGTTTCTGTAGTCCCCGTCCACGAGCAGCAGGCACAACACCTGCGCGGCACAAATAACCGCAATCGCTCCAACTAACAGTACGAACAAGCCCCGCAAAACCAATATCAACGCTATTCTCAGTAGCAATCCACCAAGAACCAAAATTTGTGTCATACGGTTCGTCAAAAGGTAGGCAAATCTTTTGCAATGCCAACAATTTGTCTTGGCTTGATTGTTTTCGAATGTCAATACGTTTGAGCATAGACGTATTGAAATCGCCAGTTGTGACGCTGTTATGACATTGTTAAGCCAACAGCTTCCACTTCATTGACGCGCTTTGCCCATCCTCTGCCAAATGTTTCCCATGTAGACAAATCGTAAAGAAAAGACAAGCGCCTTTTTGAATAATCTGCAATTAACTGCTTTGAATTAAACGCCTGTACAGCCGCTAAAGTCTTTGGGCCTATGCCACCATCAGGCTCTACGCCAACACAGGCTTGTAGCCACTTTGCCGCCCTTCCAGTGCCGCTGTTAATTGCAGCATCAAACACAACATAGTCAACACCAGACGGTAGCTCATCACCTTTGATTTTGTCCCAATATTTCCGTTTGTAAAGTGGGCCAACATCAGCAGGGGTTAGCGCCCTCATTGCTTTTTCGTCAACTGGATGACCGCAGTGTTCTTCCCAGACCGCTTTTGTGCAGCCGAGGTTGGTCATGCCGCCAGGGTCTTTAGGATTATTAACGTAGCCGCCTTCATGCTTTAGAACTGCCGCTAATGCTTTGTCAAAGTTTTGATTCATTTTGTAGGGTGTGATTGGTGAAGTAAATCATCCTTGGCCTGTGAACCAGCAGATGAGCCAAAATAAAACGCAATGATGCCTGTCCACGCTGTACCCAATGAGCCAAGCATAAGCATTAGAGGGTCAGACGTTTTAAAGGTTTCCGTCATCATGCCCACAAGGATGCCAAAGAAACCAATCGTCACGCTAATCGCAAGAATTGCGGGAATGTAAGAACGTGTTTCTGCTTGCATTTCACGTGCAGACTTTCGGTCTTCTACGTTTAGCTTGGCAAAATCCAAACCCATTTCTTGCGCCCTTGCAGCCATTTCTATTTCGGCTTGCTTAATTAACATAATTTGATCAGCAGTCAATTTTCCTTCGCTGATAGTGGATTGAACGTCTTTTGCGTCAATGCCTATAGCCTTGCTTACAGCTTCAATAGCAAGCCCCGCTAAAGGCCCACCAAGGGCTGTGGCAATTGTTGGGGCAATAGTCTTTAACCAATCCATTATTTAACCTTTTGACGTTCATAAAGAATGGCGATATCTTGCCTGTTGTGCATGATGTCATCGCGGTTTTTTTGAATTTCTTTTTCTAAATCTTGCCGCAATTTTTCACGTGCTAATTCTGCTCCGGAGTTTGGAGCCTGCCTGTTGTCGCTGGTCACTACCAAACTAATCTTGCTGTTAAGAATAGTTACTTCATGGCTTAAACTGGATAACGCTGTCATTAGATAAACTACGCACGAAAATAATAACGGCAAAACAGCAAAAGTAATTTTTTCTATCAAAGCGTTTTTTTCATCCATATAAACCCTTACAATTTGTCAGCTTTACCGTCTAGCTTATCAAAAATTTGTTTTAAGATTTGTTTAATTTCAGCAATGTCTGAACGATAGTCATCTTTAATGACGTAATTATGTGGCAGTTCATTAAGTTTATCCTCCATCTTTTGAATCTTGGCAGTCATAGAATTAAAGACGTAAACACCCAAAAATCCAGCTACGGATATCACAATGTTAAAAAATTGTTGGTTGTCCATAATATTTAGAAAAACATTGTAAATTGTGAATTTGTATTTGGCACTACAGTGTTAAAAATCCAATTTGTGTTGTTTCCTGAATCAACAGAATTACCATCAGCAAACCAAAATGCGGGTGATGCGTTTGAATCTTGCACATCTACCGTAAATACTCTTACGCCAGAATAAGCTGTAAATAATATTCCAGTATTATTACCGCTGTTAATTGAGTTTAAATAATACCAAGGATATGTTGTAACCCCTGCAACGTCCCTTGCATCAATATATACGTTAATATTCATGCTTATATCTGGAGAAAATAACACTCCAGAATTATTGCCGTTGTTAAAGGAGTTTAAAAAAAACCACGGGTTTAATGAAACCCCATTAACATCTTGAGCATTTAGGTATAAATTAACGCTCATATTTTAACCAAGTTGTATTGAGTGCCTGGGACTGTTGACCTCAACGTCACCAGAGAGCCAGCAATGCCGTTTAAGCTAAAGTTTGAAAACGTATTTGTTGAACCAGCCGCAAAAGTTACGCTTGCTGGAAAAACTGTATTTACAATATTAAAAATAGTGTTATTTCCAGTAATTGTTTTTACGCTTGCGTTGGCTATGTTTATAGTTCCTAGCGAAACGCCACCGCCCGACAATGTTTGTGCGCTTGCACTGTTAAGCAAAATAACGTCAGTTGCGCCCATTGAAAAGTTAGTGCCGCTTGTTGTCCATGCTGTACCCGCGCTTATAGGGTTAATTGTTCCACCGTTTAAAGATAGGTTACGAACTCCTGCGCCAGTAGATACAAAAGTTGCGGAAGTAATTAAATAGCCGCCACTTTGCAGTGTGCCGTTTGTTAGGGTCAGCGTACTTGATGTAATCAAAGCATCTTGCAGTTGGAATGTGCCCCCAACGCCGTCAAAAATTGGGCCTGCAAGCAATGGCAAATTATTTGTTCTGACTGTTTTTATACCTGACGTTGCTTTAAAATTTATTGAAAATGCTCCAGTAATTGCCGTAGCACCACCAACATCAAAGTTGCCATAAATATTAATTGAAGCGGCAAAATTTATTGTGCCAGTAAAACCTGTAAAGTTTAAATTTTTATATGCAGCAGCATTAGCTCCTAATGTAACAATATCAGAACCAGCAATGATGCTTACATTAATAGAGTTTGCTTCAGAATAATTACTTAGTGTAATAGCGCGTGTTCCTGTGCTGCCGCTGTATGTGCATTCAACAAGAGAAGTTCCTGTTATTGAAAAATTAACACTATTTGAAACTGTAAAAACACCGCCAGAGTTTCCAGTAACAACAATCTTGCCAGCACCGAATGCAATTGATCTAGTGTTGGCATTGTTTGAGTTAAAAAACCCCGTGGTTAACGTAAGATTATTTAAGTTTAATGTACCGTTTGTTAGCGTAGTAGTACGGGTGCTTCCTACTGTCATAGCATCTTGTAGTTGCCATGTGCCGCCAATACCGTTAAAGGTAACGGGGCAATCAAATGTTTTACCATTGCTTGT